CAGTAGCGGATACGCCGTTTTGAATTGTTTTTATAACATTCGCAATAGCAGTACCAACACTACCTGTACCCACCACGCCTGTCGGTGTTGCCCCGCCGTTATAAACAAGCGTTACGCTACCAACAGAACCAATACCTTCAATACCCACCGGAATGATGGTTTCGCTCACATTGATCTGAACGCTACCAACACTACCTGTGCCCAATACACCCGCTGGTGTGAACTGCACATACGGAACCGCCGTACCTACAGCACCACTGCCTTGCACCCCAGTAACCGTAATGGACTTACCAATTCGCAGTACTGGCGTACCAATCTGACCCGTACCCTCAACACCAATCGGTATGATGAAATCATCAACGTTGACTTCAAAGTTACCAATCTGCCCAACACCCTGCACACCTGTTGGCGTGAAAACAACTGTAGCCCTTACATCACCAATAGAGCCGTTAGCCACCACGCCCGTAAGCGTGAAGTTAACTTTTGGCAGGGTTGTGCCAATCTGACCTGTAGCAGAAACCCCTGTGGGAACAAACGTAACCGATACCGAAATCCCAACCGTTCCAACAGCGCCCGTACCCTGTACAGAAACGCTGCCCGTGCCCCAAGGAGACTCGCCCCACGCCTGACTACCCCAGCCATCAAGAGGCAGGACTTTGCCTATGCCTCCCCAGCCGTTGTCACCCCAAGCGTATTCGCCCCATGAAGACACGTAAACTCACTTACGCAATACGAATAATTGCCGTAGCAGCCGCAGCAACAGGAAACTGAATCGTGAAGTCACCAGAACTCACCTGTTGATCGCCGCTAAAGCTCAAGACCGCGCAAGCCGCACCAGAAGCTGAAGAGTTATAAATCAATGCACCGCTGGTTGTAAACGTAGCAGAAGTCCATGTGGTATCAGCAAAGTCACAAATAGCAGTTGTGCCGTCAGATACAGGCGTAACAGACACTAGCGTATTACCAGTCTGCGTATAACCCGTAGCGGTGGGCAATTGATCTGCACCCATATTAGAGTAGTTAGTCGTAGCCGCGCCAAACGTGCCAGAGCCAGAAGCCGTGGATACAAACAAGGCAATCTTGAATGTGTCGCCGGTGCTTGCCGTAAAGTTGTGTACAGCTTTAAGGATTTCTACCTTGAAGCTGGTGGGCATTGCCGTAGTGATAGTAATAGCCATGTTATATCTCCAAGAGAGTTACAAGTTCAGAATGCCCCGCTTCGCGGAGTTTGTTAGCCAGAGTCGTATTATTAGACTCAATTGCGCGTTTCATGTAGAACACCAATACACCACGGATGTGTTCACGAAAAGCTTGCGCTTGATCGCGAATGGCCGGATGGGACTGATCCCCAACATAGATAATTCGGTTTAATGCTTGCTCGGCAAGTTCTTCGGGGTTGAACCCACGATGGTCTACCTTGTGGACTAGCACGTCGCCAATGTCACCAGATGATGTTGCTGCGAACATTAGGTAATCCTTATGATTGCGTTAGTGCTGTTAGCAGTTGGAAACTGTATAGTAAGCGAAATAGTAGATGTTTTGTCTGATCCAAAGTCCAATACACAAACGGTCGGATTGGAGCCACCATCTTGATAGATCAAAGCGCCACGTGCAGTAATTGAACCATACCACGTTACGTTTGAAAATGAGATATATGTAACGTCGTTGGCTGAAATTGGTACAACAGAAACTGGAAGCGCGATGCCACCTGCGGTGTAACCTGTAGCTACAACTTCATTAGAGCTTGTATAGATAGCGGTGTCTGGGCCCAGTGTTGCTGAACCTGTGTACAACGCTATCTTAAATGAGCTGGTTGTAAAGTTATAGACACCGTTCATCAGACCGGTGGCAAACGCATTGGTAGCGCCTTGTTGCAAAGCCATCAGGTCACCGCCTGTCTATACTGACCAGAACGATAAGCATCCTGACGCTCCATACCATCGCCCAGACGTTTAGCCAACGCAAGTGCTTCTTGGTACTTGCCGTTGTACAACGCCATCATGTCTTGCTCACCCTTCATGTAGGTGTAAGCCTCAACCAAAGAGCCGTACAAAAGCACTGAGTCAAAGTTGTCACCAAGCCAAGTTGTGGTGGCCGTAACAATCGACTCTGGGTAATAGTAGTAATGCAGCTCAACTGGGTAGTTATCGTCCGGTGTTGGGCCAAGGATAAACGTTAACTCTGTGTCGTTAGAAGACTGAGGGCCAAATAAAGCGTAGTACTTAGGTATCCCAGTATCGCTAGCCCTTGGGTAAGCTTGGCGAATAAAGTTAACATCTTTGTTCAACATGTACTCATAGTCGCCAGTAGCTAACGTGCCGTCAACGACAGCAAATGAATACACTGCCAAAAAGTCAGATGGGCATGAAACGTATTTATTACTAGTCGTAGTTAAGCCCGTTACATTCTTGCGAAGTGATGGGAACTGAACGGTGTTGTAAATACGCTGCTCAGCCTGCTGAACGAACACGGGAATATTAGCCACGAAATCTGTTTCCGTGTTCTCCGTGTACGCTTGAATAGCAGCGCTGAGTGCGGCGTAGTTCATGCCATTGGGCCCCTAGACATCAGACCTTTAGTGGCCGCGCCTGTACCACGCATCTTGATGCCTGACGTTTTGACACCGGGGTAGTCATTACTATGGGTGTTAGCCACAGAGACGTTGGCGTCTTTCATATACTTCTTGTTGTTGCTCACGCCAGCAGGCTGGATGGGAGCAGGTTTGGGTGACTTATATGTAGCCATGATTAACCTCCACGACCAACAGAACGCTGGTTCATTACTTTAGCCATGTTGCGACCATACTTAAGCATGTCGCTGTTTGTCTTGCCACCAGCACGAAGTTTGGTTGGGGTCTTACCGGGGTGCATGTTTTTCTCATGCTTGCCGACAGCAGACTTAATCATCTTCTTGTCTTGGGCTAAATCTTTCTTGTCCATGTTCGACTCCTTATGTCGTTGTAACCGTTACTGTACCAACTTCTATGTTTAAAACCAAGTAGTTTGGTGTTAAACCATCATCAGGGCCCCGTGCCCCACCAACGGGGTTCCACCCCCATTGAAAAACTCGACTACCTTGCTCTGGAAACCCATCAGCATCCGCTGCGGTGCTGTTGGTATTTGTAAGCTGTAGCCCACTCAAACCAGACTGATAATAGCTGCGATCAGGGCGAGGATTCCTCAAGCCTTGTGGATCGTCAACCGGATACATACCCAGTTGCAACTGTGGCTGATCGGGATCCCAGCACTCGGGGCAAACCAACAAGTCGTAATTCTTCGTCTTGATGATCTCTTTACGCAAAACTTTTAGCTTGAACCGCTGGTCACAACGGTCACACTGCGCAATTGCCCACTTGCCAGAAGCAAACCGATTACCCATCAGGTGCCTCCAATATACTGCTGACGAGGTACAAAGCGAATAGCCGCTTTCTCTCGGTCTTCCGTAGCCGCTAACTCCCAAGAGTCGTCGTATTGCTGCTTCAGTACAGGCAGGCGCTCAGCGCCACCGGCAATTTTTAAAGCTAAGTAGTACGCTAGGCCAGCGGCCAAACAAGGAATAAATCTAAACGGTACGTCCATCACGTTCACACCGCCACCCGCATCTTGGGTGCGGCGTAAGCGCCAGTAGACAAACGTGTATTGCTGTGCTGAATCTGGAGTCGGCCAAACTGTAATGGCTGGGACCTGCGCCCAATACACAGTAGCTGCGGCTGTATGACCTACAGCGATCGTATCTTGCTGGCCACGGTAGCAGTTGTAGAGCGTACCGGTCTTGGCGTTTGCGTTCTGCGTGATGTAGCCGTAGTTGATGATCTCGTCATCAATCTTAATGAAACCAGTTGCTGGCAAGCCTGTTACGTCGTTCAACACAATCTCTGTGCTTGTGGCTGTGATAGTCGTTGTAAGTGTAGCTGCAACGGGAGAATTTTGGCCGTTGAAGCGTTGAACCCAGACCTGAATTGGTCGGGCTTGTTGAATTTTGTTGGGGATAGTAGCGTAAGTAGAAACACTAATACGCGTGATTGTTAGGTCAGCCTGTGTTGAAGCTACGTTAGCTTGCGTACGAATAACGTGCTCAATCAAATCCACTGTGTCATCAGGCAAAGCGTACGTGTTCTGACCTTGAACCAGAGTGATTTCACCCTGTTCCATAGTCCACATATTGATGCCGCGATTGGCCCAATCTGCAAACATGATGTTCAAACTACGACGAGCAGTGCGCAGGTCATAGCCAGTACGTAGCTCACCACCGGCGCGTTCAAACGCCTCCTCGACTAATTCATCGAGTTGGAGATTAAAGTTTGATGCGCCAGAAGTGGTTGCCATTATCTAAAGCCTGCTGTTTTCTTTGCGATCTTTTTTGGTTGGGCTACGAATTGTTTCCCGGCCTCTTTGCCCTTACGTTTCGCCAGCGTTGTCGCAGCGTACTCAGCAGGGCTGAGACTTTTGATCGCAGCGCTTGGAAGATATCTTTCACCCGTGTCAGAAGAGCGTTTGCCACTTTTGGTTCTCCATTTTTGGTCGCCCCAGTCTTTCAATGATTTCTGAGGCGCTTTCAATCTCGAT